GAAGTGCTACAGCATTTGATTCGACAGATTATTTCAATCAAGAATTTCCTCGAATATTAGGTAAAAAAATTGGAGAATTGGAAGTAACATCTGATTCTCAACGATTTGATGACGTAGTATTTAATTTTGAAACTAATACCGATGGTACGGCTAATCTTTTATTTGTCGTAGAATCTGGCGAATGGCAAATTGCTGACATAAGAACTACAACTGATAATGATGCTGGATATTCTCCTAATTATACTCGTATCAGATCCATTATCAATACTCCACACAAAGCAAACAATCAAATTTCATTTAAAGTAGAATATTACAATGTTGCTGGAGTAAAAAGCAAACAATTAACATATAATTTAGATAATAATTGGGCTGGCGGAAATCGTTATATTGATGGCGATTATTCAATGCTTACTGGTTCATTGTATGTTGCAGATTCATTGGAATCTGGTGTAGCAATTAGTGGATATAAAAATACTGGTTTTGTTAGATCTTTAGGATATGAAGGATTTGAAGCCGGATTACCTGGATTTTTATTGTGGAGTGGATCTGCATTATCTGGTTCTTTAGGAACAAAAGGAGGAGTTCCTTATAGTGGTGTTGGATTAGAATTGTATGCAAATACTAGCAGTTATTTTAGATATTCAACTACCGACTCTGAAATTGATGTACGAACTGATAAATTCTTTTTTGGAAATCCTGCAACAACATTTATTAGTGGCGCTAACGGAAACATAGAAATTTCATCTAGCAATTTTCATTTAACAGCAGATGGAGATGTATCAGCTAGTAATATTGATATATCTGGAGTATCAGCAGCATCTGTTATATTGAATAAATCTGTAACTATAACTACTGCAAATTCTTCAAGTTATTTAGGAATTGTAGGTCCCGTCGGAGGTCCGTCCTTTCCAGCATTGCCACCATATTATAGATTATATTTAAACGGGCAGTTAGGAGGGCAAATTATACAAAAAGTTATTATTGGTTGTAAACTTGCAACATATGTTGGATCCACATATTGGACAGGCACACAACTAGCAATTGCTGATATAATATTTCCAACATCTAGCAATGGTACTGCGACATGTATAATAGAAGTAAGTTCATCTGGTGCATATTTTCGCGATGATATTGGAGCATTTGCTTCTGGTATGCCATCAGAATAATTAATTATAAAGGTATAAACTATGGCTGTAATATTATTACCAACGGGTTCAATTTATCAATTTACTGATGCTGAAACTGGCGTATATCAATTCGCAGGAACGCATAATGCATTTACGAGTACTATTTTAAATAGTTTAACAACTACTAGTAGTGCAGTAGTATCATTAAATGGGGCTATAACCTTAAATGGGGTTTCTAAGATTACCGGATCGACTAGTATTACCGGATCAACTAGGATTACTGGATCTATTAATATCACAGGTTCGACTAATATCACCGGGTCTACCAGGATTATAGGAATAACTAATATTACTGGATCAACTAATATTACTGGATCAACTAATATTACAGGATCATTTATATTAAATCAATCTAACATTACAACAGCATGGACGTCATATACACCGACATGGACAGGACTATCGTCAAACCCGGCAATTGGCAACGGAACTATAACTGGTGCATATAAAGTAATTGGAAAAACGTGTTTTGTAAGAGGAAGAATACAAATGGGGTCGACTACTACATATGGCGGCGGAGCTTGGCTTATTGGATTACCATTAACTGCATCTAGTCCATATGGAATACAATTACCAGCGTCATTATTAAACAATGGAATTGCTTGGTATAGTGGATTAATGAATGGCGGTCGGACTGGAAACTCTGTTTACTCAGAAATACAAGTACAAAACACCGGAGGCACTGCTGATGGTATATCGCCAACTTTTCCATTTACGTGGGGAGATACCGATGAGCTATCATTTGCTGGTACGTATGAAATAGCTTAATAACATGACTAATATATTTATACTAAAAGAATCTTATGAACAAGATAACAGTACTTTTTCCAGGAGGGTTTAAACCATTAACTGGAGCACATTTAGCTTTAGCAGAACGTTATGCAACTCATCCAGATGTTGAACGAGTAATAATGCTTATAGGACCAAAGGATCGAGACGGAATTACTCGCGATAAAACCATTGAAATATTCAATTTAATCAATCGTAATCCTAACATTGAAATACAACCAACAGAATTTAATTCTCCTATAATGGCTGCGTATGAATACTTGTTTGCATTACCACAAGATGCATTGGGACGTTATGCAATGGCTGCATCAAAAAAAGGAGATGATTATGTACGAACAAAAGATTTTATTCCAAATGTTAATACATATAAAATGGTTGGTGACAAATCTAGAAGAAAAATACCTGCAGGAGTCAATGCAATGGAATTAAATTTAGATGTAGATCCAATTTTATATAAATCAGGAGAGCCTATATCGGCATCAACTATTAGAGCCGCAATTGCAAACCGCGATTATGCAACATTTCGTGCTTCATATCCAAATCAATCAGATGATGAAGTTAAAAATATTTGGCAAATATTAACCGGAGTACAAGAATCAACATTTTCTAAAGATTGGTGGCGTAAACAACTACAGGAAGATGCGGATGCTGTTATCGAATCAATGATGTTCCCGAAAGAAAAGAAACGACATTCGGATAAAATAAGAAAGCTACGCAATTTCCTAGAAAAAAGTAGAGGTCGAGAATTTGTATATGATTTTGGAGATTTTGAAAAAACGGTAATGGGTGCTTCATTATTAGAAGGCGTTGAAGCAATAAGTATGATTACCGAAGGCGGTGCAGCTGGACATATGGCACATCCATATGATGATCATTCTTTAACTTTTGGTGATATGAAAGAAATTGTTGCACGTGCATTGGAAGGTCGATTAGATATTGAATCTGCAGTAACAGAAAAAACTGACGGTCAAAATATTCAAGTAACATGGAAAAACGGACAACCTGGATTTGCACGAAATAAAGGTACTGTCATTAATCCAATGACTCCAGAACAAATAGTTGCAGATTTCGAAAGAAAATATCAAGAAAATGTTGCAAAGAGTGGAGTAGAAGCTTCTGAAGGCTATAAACGAGTTGTAGATGCGTACCGAGCATGTGCGGAAGATTTAACTAACGCATTATCGAAATTACCTCCAGCTACTTTACAACAAATTTTTAAAAATGGACGAGTATTTGCAAACATGGAAATTATTTTTCCTGCAACTAAAAATGTAATATCATATGATAAAGCACATCTTCAATTTCATAATTTAGTTGAATATGATGAAACTGGACAAGTAGTTGAAACTGATTTAGCTGGTGGCGGAACATTGCAAAAAATCATACAAGATGCAAATGCACACTTACAAAATACATTTTCATTTATTCCACCACAACGAATAAAGATAGGTCGTTTAGCAGATTTCGAAGATCAACAAGCTGCATTTTTCAATGAAATAGACCAACTTAAAAATCGTTACGGTTTACAAGATACGAATTTAGTTTCTGATTATCATAAAGCGTGGTGGGGCGATGTTATACGTTCAAAAGCAAAGGAATTAGGCTATGAAATTCCAGATGCAATTTTAACAGCATTAATCAATCGTTGGGCATTTTTTGATAAATCAGCAAACATCGCAGCACTTAAAAAACAAATTACAAATCCGGAATTCGTTAATTGGGTAACTGAATTTGATAAAAAGGATTTTAAAACATATTACAAACAAAACATGGAACCTTTCGAAAGTGTATTTTTACGATTAGGAGCAGTAGTTTTAAAAAATGCGGAAAACTTTTTAGCAGCAAATCCTTCTAAATCAGTTCAAGAATTAAAACAAGATTTAGCTGATTTAATCAAAGAATTACAAACGACTCAAGATATCAATACTATTAAAAAATTAGAACATGAACTTCGTCGTATACAAAAGCTAGGCGGATTCGATGCAATAGTTCCATCAGAAGGTGTAGTATTTGTATACGGCGGACATACTTATAAATTAACCGGAGCATTTGCACCTGTTAATCAGATACTAGGAGTATTGAAATACGCACGATGATATATTTATATTAAAATTGGATAAATAAATGGCTGAAAAACATAAAAGCAAATACAAAGCACCAAAAGATTTAGAAAAATCACAAAAACCAAAATCACGTAAAGATCTTAAAGATTATACTGAAGATGATAAAAAAGGTGCAATGAATCCTAAAACTACAGGAGATAAACAACTTAATGTATTACGTAAAACAGATAAAGCTGTACAAGATGATGGCAAAATGTTTCCGAAATATAATGATGATGATCGTCTTTATAAAGATTTAGAAGATGCTGATTATGATCCAAAAACTGCAGCAAAACGTTTGAAAAAACGTCAAGATGCTGAAGAAAAAGAAACTGCAGATGTTCTTAAAGATAAAATTGAAAATTTAACTAGAGAACAAAAAGAACAATTAAAAGATCGTTTAGTAAGAGAATATATTCGTAGAAAAATTAATAATGTTATCTTAGAACAAGATGCACCTATAGAAGAACCACCAGCAGAAGAAGCTCCCGTTGAAGACCCGGCAGCAACTGACGTTCCTGCTCCAGATGCGCCTGCTCCAGATGCCCCACCGGCAGATCCAGCAGCAGCACCACCAGCACCAGAACCAACAGATGCCGCAGCGCCATCAGCAGAACCTACAGCTCCAACACCGGAAGCACCAGCAACGCCGGAAGCGCCAGCAGAAACTAAAAATGGAGTTACTTCTGAAATGGAAAAAGCAAAAGGTACAGTTGGCCAAATTGAAATGCTTATGAAAGGCATAAATCAATACTTTAAAGACGCTGATCCTAGAGATATTAAACGTTTTTATAAATTATTCAATCGAGTAATTAGTCGACGTTTATCAATGCCAATTGATGTTGAACCTAAACAAAAATAAATAAAATAAATAAGTTATGCCAAAATCAAATAAGTTACAAAATATCAAAGCAATCCAACAAATGTTGGAAGGTGATCATAAATTTCAAACAAAGAAAACTACAGGATTTTCTGATGCTAAAGAAACAGCTAGAAAAGCTGAACGTCACGAAGTTGGAGATATATGGGAAGAAACGGATCATCAAGGCAATGTTTGGGTAATAGAACAAAGAGATGGGTTTCGAGTTAGAAAAACAAAAAACGCTGAAATATTTCAAGAGATTCGAGACGAGTTACGTTCATTTCCGAAATGTAGAAAGCAAACGTGTACATGTTTAACGCCAAAACCGTTAGACGAAACCATGCGAAAAGCAAATGGTATGTGTTTTGATTGTACAATTGAAATGGAACATGAACTTCGAAAAGATGGTAAGTTTGAAGAATATCAAAAGAATCGTATACGAGACAATGCATTAGCTTGGCTACGTAATGCAGAACAAGATGTTGAAATGTTAAAACAAACATATACCCAAGCATCAGAATTTATACTTAACGGAGATGGCGAAACGGAAACATATGCAGCACGAATGTCTCCAGAAGAATTTGCTATTAAAGTAGAATCAGAATTTATTAAATTTAAAGAAAATTTTTTACAAAGATTAGAAACAGGATTAGAAGATGAAAACGATTAAACAATATTGGGCTTTAATATTAGGAGCATTTGCAACTTTTGCTGCAATTATAATAGCTTTAGTTAAAAAACAAGACAACAAACAAGCAGATAAAATAGATCAACAAATTGATGATAACAATCAACAAGTTGATATACTTACTGGAAAAATAGAAGTTATTGAAGATCAACGCGAAGAAATAAAAAATACAATTTCAGAGCAAGAACAAGCTATTGAACAAACACAAGAAGCAAAAGAAGAAATTAAGCCAGAAAGTCCTAAAACAGTTGCTGCTGCTAAACAAAATATTTTAGATAAAACTTCAAAAAAATCACGCAGTAGAAATAAGAACTCATGAAAAAGTTATTAGTTACGTTATTATTTCCATTAACATGTTTCACACAAACGATTCCAGATACATGTTTTACAGAACAACAAATAGTTGAAATATCTATGACATTAGATTCACTTTGGGAAGCTGATAGTATTAATAATGTATTAATAGAACAACAAGCAGAATTAATTAAAACATATAAAAATTCAATTGAATTGGATAATATTCAAATTGCATATCAAAAACAACAAATTGAATTGTTAAATAATAACATTGATTTATATATTAAACGTCAACAACAACTTCAACCAAAGTGGTATGATTCAAAAGGGCTTTGGTTTGGTAGTGGACTTATAACTGCAATTTTAACAGCATTTTCCATTTCAAATTTAGTAAATTAATATGTCTCAACCAACGATAAAACAGATCATTCAACAACAGTACACGATGTGTGCCAAAGATCCTGTATTTTTCATGAGACAATATTGTTATATTCAGCATCCTAAAAAAGGAAAGATTAAATTTAATTTATTCCCGTTTCAGGAAGATTCATTAACGGAATTACGAGATAATCGTTATAGTGTTATATTGAAATCGAGACAGCTAGGAATATCAACTCTGTCTGCTGGATTTGCACTTTGGAGCATGTTATTCAAAGAAGATTTTAACGTACTTGTTATTGCAACGACTCAAGAAGTAGCAAAAAACCTAGTAACTAAAGTACGCGTAATGCATGATAACTTACCTAGTTGGTTAAAAGGTACGGTAGAAGCAGATAATAAACTTTCTCTTAAATTTAAGAACGGCTCACAAATTAAAGCCGTATCATCAGCAACAACCGGTGCACGTTCGGAAGCATTATCACTCTTAATCATAGATGAAGCTGCATTTATTCGAAATATTGAAGAAATATGGATTGCATCTCAAGCAACATTATCAACGGGTGGTGGGGCTATAGTTTTGTCAACGCCGAATGGTGTGGGTAACTGGTTTCATCAAACGTGGGCAGATGCTGAATCTAATATTAACGGGTTTCATACAATTAAATTGCATTGGACCGTTCACCCGGAACGAGATCAAAGTTGGAGAGATCAACAAACTCAATTACTAGGAGAACGAGGTGCTGCACAAGAATGTGACTGTGACTTTGTAAGTTCCGGACATACTGTAGTAGATGGTCCATTGCTGATAGAATATGATTCTAAGTGTATAGATCCAATTGAACGTCGTGGTTTTGATGGAAATTATTGGGTATGGGAATATCCAGATTATGCTAGAGATTACATGGTAATTGCTGACGTTGCACGTGGCGATGGAGGTGACTGGTCAGCATTTCACGTATTTGATGTACAAGATGTTCGGCAAGTTGCAGAGTATAAAGGTAAAATTCCTCCTAATGAATTTGGTAACATGTTAGTAACAGTTGCAACAGAATGGAACAATGCATTGCTAGCAATTGAAAATGCCAATATTGGATGGGCGGCAATTCAACCAGCGTTGGATCGAGGATATCAAAATCTACATTATACATATAAAGATGATGGTTATACAGATGCAGACGTACAATTGAAAAAAGGTTATGATATGAAAGATAAGAGCCAAATGGTTCCGGGAGTATCAACAACAACACGTACTCGTCCATTAATGATTTCGGCATTGGAAATGTATATGCGAGAAAAAACTCCAATTATTCGCAGTAAACGACTCATACAAGAACTATTAGTATTTGTTTGGCTAAATGGTAAAGCACAAGCACAACAAGGATATAATGATGACCTTGTAATGTCTTTTTGTATTGGATTATGGTTACGTGACACTGCATTAAAATTACGCCAACAAGGAATTGAATTGAATAAACGTGCATTATCGCAATTTCAAAAAACTGATTCAGTTATATATACGGGTAGATCTGCAAATACAAATAATACTTGGAATTGGAATAATGGACACGATGATGAATCATTAACGTGGCTCATTTAAAATAACCCGGTTCTGTAACATGTTATATTTATATTAAAAATAGATAATAATATGGCGTCTTTAAGAAAACGTTTACAAAATCTTTTTAGTACAAATGTTATTGTACGTGCAGTAGGAAAAGATAAATTAAAGGTACTCGATACCAATCGTTTACAATCAACTGGTAACTTAAAACAGACTAAAGTAGCTGACAGATATTCACGTTTACATGGAACTAGTCGTAATAGAGTAGGTGGTTACGGTGGATATGATTCAAACTATTTCATGAACCAAAACCGTATACAACTTTATACGGATTATGAAATGATGGATAAAGATCCTATTATTAGTTCAGCATTAGACATATATGCAGATGAGTCAACTTTAGAAGATCAATTCGGTGATATCTTAACAATTAAAACTGATAAAACGCAAATTCAAAAAATACTTTATAATTTATTTTATGATGTTTTAAATATCGAATTTAATATGTGGCCATGGATTAGAAACATGGTAAAATATGGAGATTTCTTTTTAAAATTAGATATCGCAGACGAAATAGGAATTATGAACGCACGTCCATTTTCTAGTTACGAAATAGAAAGAATGGAACAATACAATGAAGCGACGGGTGAATATGAAATTAAATTTCGTCATTCAACATCGGAACAAATTCCATATGACGTATTTGAAATAGCACATTTCCGTATGTTATCAGATTCTAACTTTTTGCCATATGGTAGATCAATGTTAGAAGGAGCACGTAAAGAATTTCAAAAATTAACGATGTTAGAAGATGCGATGCTTATTCATAGAATAATGCGTGCCCCAGAAAAACGTATTTTTAAAGTAGATATTGGTAATATTCCACCAAACGAAGTTGACACTTTCATGGAACAAATTATCAATAAAATGAAAAAAATTCCACATGTAGATCAAAATACTGGTAACTATAATCTTAAATTTAACTTGAATAACATGTTAGAAGATTATTATTTACCAGTTCGTGGCGGCCAATCATCGACATCAATTGATACATTACCTGGTATGACTTTTACGGGAATGGATGATATTGAATATGTTAAAAATAAAATGATGGCTGCACTTAAAATACCTAAACCATTCTTAGGTTATTCTGAAGCAGTTGAAGGGAAATCTACATTAGCATCCATGGATATTCGTTTTGCTAGAACAATCGAACGTATACAAAAAATTGTATGTTCTGAATTATATAAGATTGCGGTAATACATTTATATGCACAAGGATTTGAAGGGGAAGATTTAGCTGGATTTGAATTAGCTTTAACTGCACCTTCAATTATATATGACCAACAAAAAGTTGCATTAATGACTGAAAAAATGACAGTTGCAACTGCAATGAAAGATTCAAAATTACTTTCCGATAAATACATTTATGAGTTTATATTTAATATGTCGGAAGATCAGTGGTTGCAAGAACGAACTAATGTAGTTGAAGATTTAAAATTACGTTTCCGACAAAACCAAATTGAACAAGAAGGAAATGATCCAGCTATAACGGGAGTATCATATGGAACTCCACATGATTTAGCAACAGTACATATGTCATCTTCAGAAGTAGAAGAAAAAGATCAAGGCGGTCGACCTAAAGAAGGAATTAAATTTGGCCAACATAAAAACGCGTTTGGTTGGGATCCTATAGGAACTAAAGCAATTAAACAAGAGATGGATCCAGAAAATAGAACTTCAACATTTACTCCAGATCCAAGATTACGTACTAGACAAAATATGTTTAGAACGGAACAAATTTTAAAGAAAATGGGTAAATCAAAACAATCTAAACTTATTAAAGAATCGTTAAACGATATACCAAATGATCCAGACGCTGGAACAATGTTAGACGAAAACAATATTTTATAATTTTAAACATATTTATAACAAAAGGCACCGTACATAAACATGAAAAAATTAAAACATTCAAAGTACAAAAACACGGGCATTCTTTTCGAAATGTTAGTTCGAAAATTAACCTCTGAAACGTTATCTTCAGATAAATCAGTTACAGTTGATATAATTAAAAAATATTTTGGAAAAAATACAGAATTAGCTAAAGAATTGCATTTATATAATGCACTTGTTAAAGAACAGTTTAAATCTGAAGCACGTGCAATTGATTATATTAATAACGTTAAAGATGCGTATAAAAAACTCAATCAAACGGTTTTACGTCGTCAAAGATATAATTTAGTAAAAGAGATTTCTGAAAATTTTGTATTTGAAAATATGGCTAAGATACATATTACAAATTATAAAACATTGGCATCTATTTACATGTTATTCGAATATGGCGAAACTGCATCTACGAAACAATTGTTAGAATGCAAGAATGTTATTTTAGATCACATGTTGTTAACGGAACGCAAAGTAGAAGAAAAAGATCCAATCATTGAATCATTTTCTAAACAAGAAAAAGGAATGCGTTTGTTAACATATAAATTAATGATTGACAAATTTAACAGTAAATATTCTGGATTAAATGAATCGCAAAAACAATTGTTAAACAAATATATTACCAATGTTAACGATACAGAAGCGCTTCGCGAATACGTTCAAAAAGTAATTCCAAAATTAAAAAAGACATTAGCTGAACACGCAAAACATATTACTGATAAAGTAACACAAATCAAAGTACAAAAATTATCAGAAATGCTTTGTAATGTTGAAAATATGAAAAAAATTAAAGAATCTCATATATTATCATTGTTACGTTATATGGATCTAGTTGATGAACTAAAAGAGGTGCATAAATGAATTCATTTTTGAAAACTATTGAAAAGAAATTTACTTTATTAAATGAATCAATTGATTTAGATTCAAATCCAGAAGAACAAGATGTATTTGAAGAAGATGAATTAGAAGAGCAAAATGTAACTAGTGCCGTTGCTGGATATGATATCCCGGCAGCATTTAGAAAACGCGGTGCAGATGACGATACGGTTGAACAATTGGGATATAAACGAGTTAAACGAAATGAATCAGTTAATACTCCCCCAACATATAAACTAGGTGAATATCAAAGACCAGAGTCGCCAGAAGAAGAATTCAATGAAAAATTTCCATTTGCAATTAAACCATGGTATAATGAAAAAATGAAATATCCTTCAATCGATTTAACAGATACACCTAGTATGGCAAAAAAAGAAGATGTTCCGCAAGTTAAACCAGTACGACCATTGGCAAATATTGTCGGCGAACATATGGATAAAAAATACGAAGAACTTATAGAATCATATAAACGATTTGCAACTGGAGATCCTAAAATTTCACCGGAACAAAAAGTTAAAAATACAATTAAAGAAGTAGCAAAAAAGCTTCAAGAAATTGAAACGTTAGTTAATCATACTTCTAAATTAAAAACAGAATCCGGATTATCTAGAAATAATATCGGCACGTCAGCAGACAAAGCGTTGACAAAAATATCAGAACGATTAATAAAAATTTCAGAAAGAGTGAGAGCATTAGGAGAATAATATGTCAAAACAACTAATTGTAGAATATATGCCATTTAAGCCGGTTGGTTCATTAACAGAATCATCAGGAGCTGCATATGGTTTACCGGGTGGTTTTGTTGTTCAAGGAGTTTTGCAAAGAGCGGGTGCTAAAAATCAAAATGGTAGAATTTATCCTAAAAACATATTATTGCGAGAATGTCAACGATATCAACGTGAATATATTGATCAACACAGAGCATTAGGTGAATTAGATCATCCGGAATCGTCTGTAGTTAACTTGAACAACGTTTCGCATAATGTATTAAAAATATGGTGGAATGGCGATGATTTACTTGGAGCAGTTCAAATTTTGGATACGCCATCTGGAAATATTTTAAAGTCACTTTTTAAAGCTGGCATTACTTTAGGTATTTCTAGCCGAGGATTGGGTTCGGTTAAAGAATTACGTAGTGAGGGAGTAGTAGAAGTACAAGAAGACTTTGAATTAATATGTTGGGACTTTGTATCAAATCCTTCAACGCACGGGGCTTTTATGAGGCCTAAGAGCATGAATGAATCAACTAATAAAAATATACAATCAAATAAATACGGTCGCGTAAATGATATTATTACATCAATTTTATGCGATGATGGAAAGTGTAGGATATAATGAATATGAAAAGTAAATTACAAACATTACGAGATTTGCTGTATGAAACAGACACAAAGAAAACAGTATTTTCTGATCAACCAGCACCATTAACAACTGAAGATAAACGTGCTTTTGCAGAGTCACTGAAATCATTTTCTCAAATAGGAGAATCAGTATATAGTAATAGAAACTTAGAAGAAATTACAGAACGATTATCTAAAATGGTTGAAACTGCAAGTCGTATGGTAACTGAAAAAGAAGATATAGTCGATTCAGTTTCTGCAAGTCGTCAACTGAAACATGTACAAGCTGCAATGAATGAATTTAAAAAATCAGCAGCAGAAATGATGATTCATGAACGTCGTTTAGCCGCAGCATATGAAGATATTGCAGAAGGACTTAGCAAATACTATAAAATAGATTAATTTGGATTTTTATAAAAAAGTCCTTATAATAAAGGTGAATGATGAACGTATTTAAAAAATTATACAAAGACTTTTTTGGAATAAAAGAGCAAACAGCTCCAAATATTAAATTTACTGATGATGATGTGAAGCGCGCTAAAGAAATGGAAACTGCAATCAAAGGAATGACGTCTGCATTAAAAATAGAATCTGAAATTGATGAAGCACGTTTAGTTAATAATATTACTGATTATAGGGGTGGAGTAGAATACGTATTGCGAGATGCATCAAATGCACAAATGGTACAACAAGAAATTGAAGAATGGACTGCGAAAAAAGGATTTACTATTATTTCTAAAAAAATATCTAAAACAGGAAGAGTTGGTTATTTCTATTTTAGATTAGGACAAGACCCAGCACTAGAATCTCAAAAGATACAAGGTTATTTAGCACAGAAGCCAGAAATTAAACATTTTAGATTCAACGTAAGACAACAAGCAGCACCTATAGAAAAAAGACCACAAGGTAACATTTAAAACAAATATATGAATAAAAAACAAAAACAACATCAAACGATTATGCCAGGCAATTCTATGGCAGTAAATGTAGTAGGAACGCAAAGAGAAGATTTAGGTTTTGCATTGAAAATATGGAAACGTAAAATTAAAGAATCTGGAATATTAGAATTTGTTAAAGAAAATAAAACATTTACTAAACCTAGTGTTGCAAAAAGAGCACAAAGAATTGATGCTGCATATCGTCAAAAAATGCACGATTTAAGAATGAAAAATTAATTTTATTCAAAAAGATTTAAGGCCCTGACAAAAAAAGTTAGGGCTTTTTTACTGTTTTTTAGTTCTGCTCTATATTTATTTTAGAATACGCTATTCACTCTATATAATATAGCGTCGCATAAATTATTTTATTCTTATTAAGATTCTCAATAATCTTATTTCCAAAAAAACAAATTTAAGGGGAAACAAATGGCAAAATCAGATTTGCTAAAAGAAGCAATCGCAGATGCTCGTACTGTTAAAGAGACAGCATTAGCAAACGCAAAAATTGCATTGCAAGAAGCATTTGCTCCAAGAATCCGAGAAACACTAATGGCTGAGCTAGAAGGTGATTTAGAAGATGAAGAGGCAGTAGATGTAGATGCAATGGCAGCACCAGAAGGCGATGAAATGGGTGCCACACCGGATTCAGTAAATGTTGGATTAGATTTCAACGATGATGGTGAGTACGATCTAACCGGGATGCTTGGTGGCGAAGAGGAAGAAGAAATTCCAGCAGAAGAACCAGTAGAATCAGACGAAGAAATGAACGCTGAGTATGCTGAAGAACCAATGGAAGAAGATCTAAACTTAGAAGCTATCATCAGAGAGTTAGAAGGTGATCTAGAACAAGCTGAAGAAGCGGATGTAGATATGCCAGTTGAAGGAATGAATTTCGAAGCAGATGAAGATCCGGCTAATGAATATTCAGACGAATCAATTGACGAGATCATCGAAGCTATTCTTCGCGAAGACGAGATGGGTGATGAAATGGGTGCTGAAGACGAAATGGGCGATATGGCAGCTATGGAAGAAGAAAACATGGAATTGAAACAAGATCTTGAAGAAGCTTATCGTACAGTTAAGCAACTTAAAGGCATCATCAACGAAGTAAATCTTCTTAACGCAAAACTTCTTTACACAAACAAATTGTTCCGCAATTTTGAATTGTCAGAAGGTCAAAAAATGAAAGTAATTGAAAACTTTGACAGAGCTGGCAATACAAGAGAAGTAAAATTAGTATTTAGTACGTTAGCTGAATCATTCAATAAGCCTAAAGCAAAAAGAGTTGTTAAAGAATCTTTAGCTTCTAAGCCTGTTAGAACTACAGCACCGTCAAAACAAACAACCCAAGTACTTTCAGAAGGTTTCGAAATGGCAAACCGTTGGAAGAAATTGGCAGGATTAATTTAATTTTAAAAAACAACAAAAACAAAAAAAGGAAAACTAACGATGAGTTTAAATTCATTATTACAAAGTCCAGACAATTCTCAAAGAGCAGCTGCAGTTGCAACTGTTAACAAATGGGAAAGAACAGGACTATTAGAAGGTCTTAGAACTGAGACTGAAAAAGCAGGTATGGCGCAATTGCTTGAAAACCAAGCACGTCAATTAGTAAAAGAAGCTTCTCAAACAGGTACTGCAGAAGGATCTGAAGAGTGGGCTGGTGTAGCACTTCCATTGGTAAGAAGAATTTTTGCTGAATTTGCAGCTAAAGAATTCGTTTCTGTTCAGCCAATGAATTTGCCTTCAGGTCTTGTATTTTATTTAGATTTTAAATATGGTACAAAACAACCAGGATTTGATGATGATAACGGCGTATTAAATAGAACTAACAACGATCCATTTGGTAACCCTAATGCATTAGATTCATTGTTCGGTGTTACTACAACTGGTTCTGACGCAGCAGGTGGTCTTTATGGTGCAGGTCGTTTTGGTTATTCAATCAAAAGTGCAACTACTTTAAACTTGTCAGCAGTAGCAGCTACCGCATCTATTACCGATGCAGCTGATGTTAACTATGATAGCGATTATTCTGGTTCGGCAAATTACAAAAAAATAACTATTGCAATGCCAACTGATGCTGATTTGTTTGCAGTTAGATCATTTACATTGTTATCTGGTTCAACTGAAATCATTCCAGTTCAAGCATTCTCTAAAATCACTAGCGATTACACCGCATCATTCGTTGTTCCAGCTGCAGATGCTACTAAACTTCAAGCTGCTAAAGCTGCTTCTGCTTTGTATGTACAATACAGCAAACAACCTATCTCTTACGGAAGAGGTGATTTTGAAGATACTAATCCATTTAAAGGTTCTACTACAAATAGTGGTATCGATGATGGTACTGATATCAATATCCCAGAATTGAACTTAGAACTTCAATCAGAGCCAATCGTTGCTAAAACACGTAAGTTGAAAGCAGTATGGACTCCAGAGTTTGCACAAGATTTGAACGCTTACCATTCAATTGATGCTGAAGCTGAATTGACTTCAATGTTGTCTGAATATGTATCTATGGAAATCGATCTAGAGATCCTTGATATGTTGATTTCAGCAGCTCCAACAACTGAGTATTGGTCAGCAAAAAATAACAATATTTGGAATGGCGCTGGATTTACTCAATCTTCTGCAGTAGCTGGCGATGGATTCTACAACACACAAGGTGGTTGGTTCCAAACATTGGGTACTAAACTTCAAAAAGTATCTAACAAAATTCACCAAAAAACATTACGTGGTGGTGCTAACTTCCTAGTAACATCTCCGTCAGTTGCAACTATTCTTGAGTCTATCCCAGGATTTGCTGCTGATACAGATGGAACTAAAATGGAATTTGCAGCTGGTGTACAAAAAATTGGTTCAATCAATAACCGTTACACAGTTTACAAAAATCCATATATGTTAGAGAACGTAATCTTAATGGGATTCAGAGGAAGCCAATTCCTTGAAACAGGTGCTGTATTTAGCCCTTATATTCCGTTGATTATGACTCCACTTGTATACGATCCAGTTAACTTCACTCCACGTAAAGGTGTTATGACACGTTACGCGAAGAAAGTAGTTCGTCCAGAATTCTACGGAAAAGTATACGTACACGGATTAAACACTCTTTAATAAGTTAAACACTTAACTAATTAAAAAAAAGGGGATGGCTTAAGTCGTCCCTTTTTTACTGTCCAATATTTATATTAAAAAAGATTATGGCAGTTCCGTATATTAAATATTCAATGGAAGCAATCATTAGATATGATGGTCGCTTAGTAGACGTATTAGATAGAATACGTGCAATTAGTTTAGTTTTAATGGTTCATATTGAACAAGACTTAGGCCCGGATAAAGAACGCATTACAATTAAAGTAATGACACCGCATCCACCCCGGGATACTTATTATGCTCTTCGCAAAGCCTGTTTAGGGAAGATAGAAACACTCAAAGATATGTCTTTGCAAGAATCAACACTTACAAAATTATTTTAATCGAAAGTCGTTATGTCAACACCTAATAAAGATAAAACTCCTCCAAAAAATGATATCAAGTATTCAATTACATTATCAGAGGAACAAAAACAAGCAAAAGCAAAAATTATTGAAACTCCATTCAATTTTATTTTAGGACAAGCTGGATCTGGTAAAACGTTGTTAGCAGTACAAATAGCATTGGATATGTTTTTTAAACGTCGAGTTAACAAGATAATTATAACACGTCCAACCGTATCAAACGAAGATAATGGGTTTCTTCCTGGTTCATTAGCAGAAAAAATGGATCCATGGTTAGTTCCTATCAGATCTAATATGCGTAAAGTGTATAACAAACCTGAGATACTAGATAAAATGGAAAAAGAAGAAAACATCGAATTAGTATCATTATCGCATTTTAGAGGACGAACTTTTGATAATGCAATTTGTATTGTAGATGAATTTCAAAACTTAACTAAACAACAATTACAAATGGTTTTGTCTCGTTTAGGTAAAGACAGTATAATGATATTAACTGGAGATAAACATCAGGTCGATTTGAAATTTAAAAATGATTCGGCTATACACGAAGTTCCTAAAATCAAAGAGTCTCGTTTTGTGAATGAAATTATTTTAAAAGATAATCATAGACACGAAGCGTTAACGGAGATTTTACGTCTCTTAAATGAATCATATTGATATTTATATATAAAAGGATAAATTTATGGACTATTCACAAAATAAGCCCATTTGGCCTGGATCTTCTTCGTTTACTACCGGGTCAACACCATTCGGCTTTTTTGATTCAGATTCCATGTTCCAACAACATGCAGATTCATTTGCAAAATATGCTGCACAGCAAGTTGGTTATCCTATTATGGATGTTGAATTATTAGATATAAATTTTTATGCGGCATTTGAAGCTGCAGTTATGGAATATTCTAATCAAATCAATCAAGTTAATATTGTTAATAATTTAGTATCAACTCTAGGAGTTCAAACTGGTTCACAATTTTTAGGATCAAAAGGATTAACTGGTACTTTAGTTGGACAGTCATTAGGATATATTACTAAATTATCAAAAGCATATGGAACAGAAGCCGATTCGGGAGGAACAGTACGATGGCATTCTGCATCAATTGATATAGTCCCAGGACAACAAACATATAGTATCAGACAAGCAGTTTCGGCGTCATTTGCTTCTATTGGAAAAACATTATCTAGTACTAGTTCAATTGAAATTAAACGAGTATTACATAACGTTCCTCCAGCAATTGTTAGATATTTTGACCCATTCGTAGGAACTGGGTTAGGTTCTCAGCAGTTATTAGATGCATTTGATTTTGGCGGGTTTTCTCCGTCGGTTAATTTCATGATGATGCCAATACATATGGATTTACTTCGTATTCAAACTATTGAATTCAATGATCAAATACGTAAATCGCATTTCTCATTTGATATACATGGCGACGATATACGATTATATCCAGTACCTGGTACGCAAGGAACTGCTGCAACTCCATTTTTTAAAAATGTTTGGATTGAATTTTTATTTGAAGAAGAAAAATCTAAAAATGCTATATTATTCGGAAATAGTGCAGTACAATCCGATTTAATAACAGACGCGTCTAACATTCCATATACATATCAAAGTTATAATGCAATTAATGACATGGGTCGTGCTTGGATTATACGTTATGGAACGGCTCTTGTTAAAGAAACATTAGGATATGTACGTAGCAAATATTCTTCAGTTCCAATTCCAAACGGAGAAGTAACGCTTAATGGTTCTGATTTAGTATCACAAGGTCAATCTGAAAAAGAAGCATTAATAACGCAGCTTCGTGAATTTTTAGAAAAAATGACTAAAGAACAAATGCTAACGCGACAAAATGCAGAAGCAACACAAATGAGTGAAATATTAGGTAAAGTGCCTTTGAAAATTTATATAGGATAAACATGGCTCTATTTGGCGGTCAACGAGATGCAAGATTTTTAGCAGCAATTAATTCGGAATTGATTAATGCAATAATTGATACTGAAATTGAGTTCTTTAAACTGCTTGTAGAGGCTAGTAACTCCAACATATACGGCGAATCAGAGCGTAAGGCATATTATGACTCCATTTTGATTCCGTGCTTAATTACGAAGGATGAAAAGTCGTCTAACATGGATGATTACGGTCATAGTTATACGCGTACTGCTACATTTGCTATATCCCGAGACATTTTAGAACGTGCTGCATTTTATCCAGAAGTTGGAGATATTGTATTTTGGGATAATGAATATTATGAATTAGATAATGTTGATGCCAATCAGTATTTTGTAGGTAAAAACCCTGATACATGGCCAAATGGCGACAAACATGGATATAGTGTATCTGTATTATGTAATGCACATGCAACTCGTCAAACTCCGCAAGGTATTAAAGATATCAGACGTGGCGGCGATAACATAACAACTGGACAGCGAGGATATTGATGCCTAAATACAACAAACAAAATATCGACCGTAAAACAAATAAACCCGCATTGCAACGTACTGAAGGTCTAACTCCGGATTTAGTATTAAACCGAGCCAATCAAATACGCAGAGACGACGATATTATACGTACAGAAAAACGTACGGCATATGATATCGATTACGCAATTAAATGGTACATAGAAAATGAAATACAGCCACAGATAACGTCTAATGAAACGGTTATCGATGTCCCGGTAATTTTTGCTAACGGCGAAAAATGGGATAATGTTCGCAGATTGGGTTATTTACGCGATGAAAAAGGTATGTTACAATCTCCATTAATCATGTTGAAACGTAATAGCATTGCAGAACGAGATTCATATAGAACCCTCGATGTTAACAGACCACAATCTGCAAACCAACTAGTATATCGTCAAAAATACAATGAACGTAATCGATATGAAGATGAATTATTTCCAATGCCAATAAATCAATCATCGGAATCGGAAAAAATTTACATTGTAGATATTCCTAAATACGTTACATTAGAATATGAAATGATGATATGGTGCGATTTTACAACACAAATGAACGACTTAATAGATCAAATATTACCATATGGACGTTTTGCGTGGGGTAATGATGCAAATAAATTTGCAACTACAATTGGATCAATTAGTTTCGAAACTGTAAATACCGTAGGAGAAGATCGTTTAGTTAGGGCTACTATTCCATTAACAGTGTTAGGTACGTTGTTATCGCAGCAAGAAGCACGTATCGAAACGATTCGCAAAATGTATTCTATTAAAAAAATTACATTTGATGTTGTAGTAGATGTTGGAAATTCGAATATATTTAGTACAACACGAGTACCACAAGCAATATTACAAAATCAACAACGAGTAATGTCGGGTGGATCTGTTATAGTATCTGGCGGAGGAAGTAACATTTCGCTCAATGCTGCAGCAATGGCATATTTAACTACATTAACAGATCGACAAGCAACACGAGTTAATGCAAATACCGTTTCAACTGTAGCACTTGCTGCAATCAATCCGGTAACAAATACAGTAGCAACAGTTAATGAATTTGATATATATATTAATGGACAATACATAGATAACGCAGCATATACGTGGACTCCAAGTGATATTACGACACAAACCATTGTGTTCGATGTCAATGTTTTAGGATATGATATTGATGCATTAGATGTAGTAATTATAAATGGGAGGTGGGCATAGATGTCTAGACAACTAAAACCGGGACAATTACGCACTGGTTCATTATATGATATTACCGCATCATTTGCTGTTACAGCATCATATGTTGCCGGAATGAGTAATTTAATACAAGACCGTATTGCAACAGGTAATATTACAGCATCTGTACAAACAGGAAATGCATCATTTTTAATTACATCGTCAAGCTTAAATTTATTTAATGTACAAAATTCCGGAGTAGTTATATTCGCAACACAAAGTACGGAACTAACAAATCCAGCACCATATGGTGGAATCTATTTTACATCGGCATCAATGTTTGTAGGTTTAGATTGATTTTGTATTTTATGAATATTTATAAAAAAAAGGAACATAAATAATGGCAGAATGGAAAAAGGTTGTCGTCTCCGGCAGTGACATATCTCAATTAAATAATAACGCAAATTATGTTGTAAATGGTCAAGCCGGAGTTACATTAACCGGTTCATTTACGGGGTCATTTGCTGGCGACGGATCTGGTTTAACTGGCGTAGTTGCAACGGTAGGAAATTCATTATCATCTGGTGAAGGTATTTCAACATTTTCATATAATGGTTCAGCTCCAGTATCAGTAGCAGTATCAGGTGCAGCACAATTATCTGCAAATGCTATTACTAAATGGGATGACACAGATGGAAAATTTGTTAATTCATCTTTGACTGATAATGGTACGACAATCACCGGTGCTACATCAATTCAATTAACTGGTGCAAATTCTGTTTTAACTGGTTCATTCACAGGATCTTTTACAGGTAATGGTAGTGGATTAACTGGCTTAGCAACAACATTATCAGTATCTGGATCAGCTGGAAATGGTACGGTGGGTCTTCAAACCCAAGCATTAACAATTGCTGGTACTGCAAATGAAGTTGAAACATCAATGTCAGGACAAACCTTAACAATTGGTTTACCTAATGATGTTACAATTTCAAATGATTTAACGGTACAAGGAGATTTACTCGTTAATGGTACCGCATCATTCCAAGATACGCAAAACTTACTAGTAGCAGATCGTTTCGTATTATTTGCATCAGGTGCAGCAGCTCCAGGAGATGGTGGTATTGTTGTACAACAAGGCACTCAAAATGTAGGTGAATTATTTGGATATGATTCAACTTCAACACGTTGGGGATTCACAGGTTCATTTAACGCCGCAACTTCAACATTCTCACCATCAGTATATGTAGGTGCAGTTCAAACAGGAACAGGTCAGACTGCTGCGAGTCCAGCTCCAATTTACGGTGGCGCATCATTTGGTTATGGTACAATCCATGTAGATACGGATGATGATGAAATTTGGATTTATGCATAAATTTTTATATAATACATATATGAGTATTTTAAATAAAATTAAACAAACAAACACAGATATACAAGCATCTCAATCTCCGGAACGAGATGCTTTTTCTTTATCTAAAGCAGAGATTGAATTGTTATTAGCTCTAATTAAAGAATCTTCATTTCGCGGAGAACATGTAGAAACAATATACTCATTAGTTTA